GGATCTTGCATCATAGATCTTAAATCTTCTATACTTGGAGCAGCTTCTATGGCAGTTTCTGTTGTAGGCATTGGAGCATCTTTTGTTAGTTTCATAAGTTCTTCAATAACTTTTACACCATTTGCTGTATTTGCTAAATTAGATGCTGCTGTGTAAGCATCAGAAGATAAATTCTTCTTTGCCCATAAATCAGCTGCCTCTATTCTTTGTGTAGCATTTTCGCCTAGTTTTTCTTTTTCTTCTTCAATAATTGGAAGTGCAGCTACTTGATTATCTACAAATTTTTTAATACCATCATTGTATTCTTCTTGAGATAATCCTTTTTTTCTAGCTGTTTCTTCCCACCATTGAAGTAAGGGTATATCTTTATTTACTTCTATAGACACACCCTCTGGTACTTCTGGTTGGAATAATTCATATTCCTTAGGAGTATTAGCTATTCTTTCTTTTTCTAAATCTTCTCTTATTTGTTTTGATAGTTCTTCTGTTCTTGATCCTAGTTTTTTTTCTAAAGAATTATAACTACTAGCAAGATCTTCTAAATTTACTTCATTTGTATCTGCGTTCCAGAATTTTTCTGATACATATTCTGGTCTTTGTGGTTTTAGTTCGCCATTAGTTTTTTGTTCTTCATCAGCCATTTTTTTGTCCTCGTTTTATTTTTTGTTTTATTACACTTAATAAATATCTTTGACCCTCTAAATGCCATAACACATTACTACTAGAGTTTGGATTTGCCAAAGAATTATTTGTTATTTTTTCGAGGTATTCGATTGCTGCTTTGCCTTTAGTTCCATTAAATACGCTAGCAAAAGTCCTGTCATCATCAGTAGCTACCTCTTTATTGTTCTTGTTGCGTAGGGTTTCCCATGACATTTCCAGGCATATTACCTTGTTGAGCCATATTTTGCAACTCATTTACTAGAGCTTGTTGTTCTTGAGGATCTCTAATTAATTTTTCTGGTAATCCTAGTTTTTCAGCCATATATCTTGCTACTTCATCTTGTTTAACAATTAAATTTAATATCTGTGGTCCAAATGTTTGAGCTAAAATAGCATTAAAATTATTAACTACAGCTATATCTTGCTGATGTTGAGCTTGAGCTAGAGGAGATTGAGATATAATTGTTACTTCTCTATTATCTATTTTAGGTATTTCTATTAATCCTCTTTTTGTAAGTATTCTAATTATTCTTCTAAGAAGTGGTGTAATTAATTCTGATTGTAATCTACCAAATGCAGATCCAATCTGTCTTGATAGATCTGCCATTCTTTCTGATACTTCAGTAGCTGACATTGGTGTACCCTCTGGTCTACCAAGTGTTTCCATATACAATGCTTTTCTAATATTCTGACGCATATCTCCAAGTATAAGTTGAGCTACATCAAATCTACCTACTCCAGCTAAAGGAGTAAGACCTCTGCTGTTTGGAGCTACAGGTATTAGACTACCAGGTACTAAATTAATATTATCTGGATTAATAACTCCATCATCTTCATAAGTATAAATACCACTAATGTTCATCTGTGCATTTTGTAATATTAGTTCTACTGTAAGATTTGTTGTTTTGATTGCAGCCATAGCATTAAATACTGGACCACGACCAAACACTTCTCCAGATGCTTTGTTCCATCTAAATACTACATAAGGATTACTACCAATACCCTCTAGTTCTTGTTCAAAAATCATTTCTTTTTCATTCATACAAACAACACAGTACTTGTATTTTTCTTCATTTTGATCATCATATATTTTAAAAACACCCTCAACTACATTTGCTTTTTCTCCTTGTTTTTTATCTATTATTTTTAACATTTCTGGAGACATTTCTGCTTTAGGGTAAGCAACCATTAATCTATTATAGGCAATACTTCTTTTTCTAAATACAGTATCTACTTTATTATTTGGTCCATTGTTTAACATTACTCTTGGTAATGGAATAGCTTGGAAGTTTATTGGATTTAAACTATCTCCCTCTTCTACTAAGAGTACACCAGTACCAATAGCACAATCCATAAATGCTTCATGTATTTCTTGATTAAAATTAGATCCAGCAATTATTTCAAAAACATATTTTGTTATTGCATCTAGTTGTTCATTAATATCTGGTTTTGAATCTTCTGGCACTTCTGATCCAGCTTCAAAATTTGCCCATCTTCCATATGTAGGAACAAGACCAGCTTGTAATCTACTAGCAAATTCTTGTATACCTACTACAGCTGTCTCATCAAATATTTTATCTGTTCTTCTTTCTCCTACAGTTTCTTCATAAAAAGATTCTCTTTGTGGTAAAGTATATTCATATGCTTCTTCATATTTATCTTTCCAATGATCGTATATTTTTTCTGAATCTCTATACTTCTTCATAAAAGAAGCTACTCGATTATCTGTAATTCCACTATCTAGTTCTGTATCTGCTAATTCAATATATGCCATTAATTCATACTTCCAGTTATTCTTCTACCAGTTGCATCTAAAAATCTTCTAGCATCTTGTTCAGCTCCAGTTAGTCCACTATATGCTGATCTGTTTCTTATTCTTGCTTCATCATCTCCACTTATAGCTGTTTGATCTGCAACAGCTGTAGATCTGTTATTATTAGATGCATCTACTTGATTATTACTTGCAACATTTCTTGCTAAAACTGTACTAGATGTTTGTATATTATTAAATCTTTTAATATAATCATCATAGCTTTTTCTTTGAGCATCAAATATCATAGCACTTGGTATTATTGGAACACCAGCTAATCCAAGACCTAATCCAATAGCACTAACTATATTTTTTTGTCTTTCAAACATTTTTTGAGATATTGGAATAGAAGTCATTACACCAGTTGGATCTCCAGATCCCATAGCAGTTCCAGAATCTCCATACATTTTATTTCCAGATATAATTCTATTTCCTACAACATTACTAAAACTTCCTGTTTCTGCGTTATAAGTTCCATATCCTTTTTCAGCTAATAATTTTTTAGATAATTCAGATGCTTCTTTTCCATAAAAATCTTGATCTTTTCCTGTTAAATTAGTAGCTTTTCCATCTTTTAATCCTAACTGTTTTTTTACTTCATTTGATACTTTTTTTGTAACTGAATCAAATCTACCTTGATTAGCTCCAGGATCTCTATCTTGCATAGAGTTACTAGAATCTCTTGATGCTTGAGAGCTTCCTCTATTACTACTCATAAGTTTTACCCTCTGGATCTTTAAATCCTTTTGTTCCTTTGGTAAATAAACTTCTAGCTCCTACCATTCCTCTTGCTCGTCTACTTTTTTGTTTTTTTTGTTCTTTTTCTAATCGAAGTCTTTCTGCTTCTTCTTCTTTTTTTCTTTTTTCAATATCTTTGCGTAGCTGTTTATCAGCTTCAGTTTCCTGGTATCTTGGTCTGCGTAACATTCCCATATTTATAACTTTATTTCAGAAAAACCTTTTTTTTTCAACTCACAATATAACTGATATGGTGTGAATATCCAAAATTTTGACATTCCTATTAATCTTTGAACATAACTAACACAACTATGTTCTTTAATCCAAGATTTCATTATTACTGGAAATCTAGGCAAATTATGTTTTACTGGCACTTTTACTATTTTCCCATTCTTTTGACTAATCATTCTAAATATTTTATCTACTTCTTCTGGATCTAGTGTTTCTACAAACAAATGACCAAAATTATATTCTACTAATATCCATATTTCTTTTTGAGGATCATAAGACATAACTCCACAATGTTTAAATCCTTTTTTAAAAAACTTATGAGATCTATGAAAGTCATTGTTTTCATAGAAAAATACTAACCATTCAGTTTGTTTCGCCATACTGACTTTCTTTGCCCACTAAATATATCCCAACCTCTAGTTTTTACTACAGTTGGCTTTGAAGCTCTACCAGATAATAATGTTTTACCCTCTCCAGCTCCCATTAATAGATACTGTAAAGCATCATGGACATGAGAATATCTGTTTTTCATAGGTTTTTCATCATATCTATCGCCAGAAGTTTGTAATCTTCTATAAAAATAGCCACCATTGAAACCTTTTTTTAGA